GAAAGCCCGCAAATATGTCCAAGATGTTTTAGGCGCAAAGCCTGATATCGAAGACGTGTTGGCGAGAGGTAGGTTCAGTGCTGGCACGGCAATCGGCGTCACCGGTAATTGTACTCACATCGTAGCTAAAATCGCTGCGAAAGAGTATACGGTAACGCGCTGTGCTGAGCCTTACGGACGCGCCTTTTTAGGCGGTTTGCACCATGTAACTGAGTACCTAACGGGAAAAGACCCAGATTTGTCGACGCGAGTCGACGTCAACCCGATCAGCGGAGAATACTACCGTGATACGAGTCATCTGGAGTGCAAATTAACTTACGTAGAGCACGACAAAATCTTCTGTGTTCCGAAGCAGGCTGACACTCACAGAACTGTGGGCCAGCAACCTCTGTTGAACCTCCTAATTCAGTTGGGAGCCGGTGACGTAATCGAGCGCAAGCTCAGTCGCCGTGCGAACATAAATCTGAAATACGGTTGGGCAAATAATCAGCAGCATGCCTATGAGGGGTCCGTCGGTTCCGAAAGGGACTGGTGTACCGTGGACCTAAAGGCGGCGAGTGACAGCATAGCGATTGAATTCGCGAGACTGTTGCTCCCCGACGCCTGGTTCTACTTCCTCAATTGCATAAGAACGCCTCAGTACCTTCTACCCGGCAAAAACATCGAGCCGGTGAGGTATGAAAAGTTCTGTGCTATGGGCAATGGTTTCTGCTTTCCACTGGAAACGCTTTTGTTCAAAGCTATTACCCACGGTGTTAACAATGTCTGTAACGTCCCGGACTATGCGCATAATAGCGCGGTCTATGGCGATGACATTACCGTGCACCCCTCTGCCGCCCTGATGCTCATAGAAACTCTTGAGCTTTGTGGGTTCGAGACTAACCGGGATAAAACATTTCTGGTTGGTCCGTTTAGGGAGAGCTGTGGAAAAGACTACTTCAATGGTACTTTAGTCAGACCGTATGTTCAGGATAAAATCCCTGAAAACTGGTATGATCTAATTCATGTGGTTAACTCCTTTTCGAGGTTAGGTCGCCGTGAGGTGGCCGATATCTTCCAGGACGTGATACCTCCGCGTAACAGGCTGTTTAGGCCTGAATACGGACCGTCACACACTGCGATAGAGGAACCCTTGGACCAATTCATGCTCCGCAAGGAGGCACGATGGAACAAGGACCTCCAGCGGTGGTCTTGGGTCGAATACCGGTTGATTCCGGTGAAAGACGAAACGGTATATACAGAACCCCTGCAACTTATAGGGGCACTCTGTGGGGCTATGGCAGATTGGAGCCAACTCGAAAGAGAATTTTACGGCGACAATCCACCAGACGGCTTTACTCCGGGATGGAGCAAGTCCGAAGGCCCACCACAGTTACCATTACGCCGTGAGGCGAGGACAGTCAAAGCGCGAATC